GGTGGAGTATTTAATACCCCAAATACTTTAAGATTTGTAGACACTCAAGGTGGTCCTGGCATTATGATGGAAATAAGGTCAGGTAATCCAAATCCAGTTATTACAGTTATTAATTCATCTGCATCTTCTGGATTTGGTACAGATTTATTAGTTCAAGGTACAAGTACATTTATTGGAACTACAAAATTTACTGGAAATACTGAAATAAGTGGTCAAATATCAGGTTCAAGTGTTCAAATACAAGGTACTGCATTAAATTCAATTTCAAACGAATCAACATCACCTGCACTTGTAATGAATATTGGTGATACTAGTGGTTCTATTCTTGAGTTAGTAAATCAAGGAGCAACCGGAATCTTTGGATATGGTGCAAAGTTCAGTAGAAATGTAGATATAGCTGGTTCGTTAGAAGCAATAACCACATCTGGTGCACATAATTTCGTGAATAATAATGCTTCACCAGACCTTGTAATGACTGTCGGTGACAGTTCAGGTGTTATTATAGAGACAGCTAATTCAGCTGCTACTTCACTATTTGGATATGGTGTAAAACTGAATAGACCTTTAAGAGTTGAATCAAATACAAACATTACAGAAGTATTAAACTTAGGTGCACAAGACCCTCTACCAACAGGTTCAAGTGGAGATTTAGCAGTAAGTGGTTCTAACTTATATTTTCACAATGGAACAAGTTGGTCACAAATTAATTAATCAATAAAAACAATAAATTTAATATTTATATAAAATCGAAATAGCCGAAGATTTTATTACTCACTAAGACCCGTTATAGAAATATAGCGGGTTTTTTCGTTTTATTAAGTATTGTTATATTTATACTTAAACTATGAAAGGTATATATGATAAGAGAATATCTACAAACTCATTACGATGAAATAATTAGTAAGGTTAAGGCAATTACTAAAAATCACGAATTAACTTACGATTTATTAAACGATTGTATTATTTCTTTATTAGAAAAAGGAAATGATTACACTACTCAATTGGTATTAGACGAAAAGGTGCAACATTATTTAGTAAAGATGTGTTATATACAATTTAATTCATCTACATCACCATTCTACCTAAAATACAGAAAAGAATCAAAAAAAAGTAACAGTATAGAAGGATACGAGATAGAAGAAAAACCAATTGAGGTAAAAGAGGACAAAAAGAAACTCGCGGATGATATAAAACTGTATATTGGTAAATTACCCTTATATCACAGAGAAATATCAACGAAACATCTTATAGAAGGTAAATCACAAAGAGAAATCAGTAGATATTATAATATAAATCGTATTCATATTGGTAGAGATATAAACACCGTACAAAAAAATATAAAATTAACATTTAACAGAAAAGATTATGAATCAGAGTAATACAGAAACAGAAATCATAGGCTATGACGGTAAATACACAATAGACAAAGAAGGAAATGTGTATTCTTACGCTCAAAAAAAGAAAAGGAAGTTAAAACCACAGAGAGCATCTCAATCTAAAAAAGGTTATTTCCAAGTTAGATTACATTCTAAAGAAGTAAACGTAATTAACAGTAAAGGTAATCAGTATGGAAAATTACATTATCTTCACAGATTAGTTTGGGAAACTTATAATGGTGAAATACCAGAAGGTATGGAAATAGACCATATAGATGCAGATACTACTAATAACAAATTATCAAACTTACAATTACTTACTCGTAGAGAAAATCTATCTAAATACACCAAAAGAAGTTATGGTATTCATGTTAGAGAACATAGAGATGAAATTGTAGAAGATTACAAAAAACTTGGAACTTATGAGAAAGTTGCAAAAAAGTGGGGAGTTGATTGGAATCAGATATATAGAGTAATTAAGGATGTTTATCATTACCACAATCATAAAACAAAACAATGGGAAATAAGAAGATACAATCCCCATATCAATGATGAGTTCACAGACAATGATTTACGAGCAAAGAATAAACGAGGAAACGGAAAAAAGAAATAATATATAGATATATATGAAATTGGGATGTAAAATAAAGTTAGGAACTTGGTTAGAACAATTTATAGATTGGATAACCTTCGGTAATGGTAAGTGGTACGCTTACATAATAGCAGTCAAATGGTTAGGATATAAATCATGTGGTTGTGATGAAAGAAAATAATTTTTAGATAATTTAACTTGTAAGAAATGAGCAAAACAAAATTAACATACGAACAAGAAGTAAATGTATTAGCATTTATACAATACTGTCAAGGTCATTCTACGAGAGGTGATTGTAGACAACATATGTATGATATATACAAGATGTTTAAGAACGATGGTAGAACATCAGCAGTTTGTACCTGTCTTGACGGTGATACTGCAAAGAAAGTAGATAATTTTATTAGTGGTTATACTTTTTCAGATGAAATAAGATTAACAGATAAGTTTAGACAATTATTACCACATTTAGCTATTATACAACAATCAGCAAAAGAACCACTTGAAGAAGTATCTACTACTGATTTATCAGAAGGTATGGATAAGTTTACAAAGAAAAAAGAACCGAAAGCTAAATCGGTTCCTGTAAAGCCAGTAAAAAGAAAATATGTAAGAAAGAAGAAATAATGGCATATTCAAAAAAAGAATTAGAGAAACAAGCATTAGATGTCATAAAGAAAAATAAACTTACTTGGCACGATGAGATAATTGCATTCTTACCTTGTACAAAGGGAACTTATTACAATAAGAAAATGCACGAATTAGACTCATTAAAAGATGCTATTTTACAAAATCGTTTAGAAATGAAGGCTAAACTTAAAAAGAAATGGTTTGAATCTGATAATCCAACTCTGTCAATTGCACTTATGAAATTGATTGCAAATGAAGAAGAGTGGGATAAATTAAACACACAGAAAAGTAAGAATCAAACAGAAACAACAGGAAGTATCCAATTTGATTTCACATAATGGCACTATGTCCGAGAGGCTAGGAAGTGGTCTGCAAAACCATCTACATCGGTTCGAATCCGATTGGTGCCTCTAAAAAATACTAATGACAAACGAAGAATTAATATCGGCACTAAAAGCATTAGAAGAACGAGCTCGTTTAGCGGAGAGGAAGATTGAATATTCTTCTCAGTTAGAAAGATTAGAAAGAAGAGTAAAAGAATTAGAAGATGTTGTACAAAGGCTTCAAACCTTACGAATTTCAAAAGAAGATAATTGATGATATTCTTAACAAAGAGGATATGTTCTACACTTTGGTATGTGGGAGACAGATTGGTAAAACTCTTCTTCTTATTAATATGTTACTATATTATGGTATTAACAAGCCTCGTACTACCTTATTGTGGGTATCTCCTTATTACTCAATGGCTGTAAAAGTTCTATCACAGATTATAGATGCAATAGAATTTACACCAATTACCAAAGAAGCAAATAAAAGTGAGAAGATAATATCTCTTGTAAATGGAACAAGGATATACTTTCGTTCAGCAGAGAAACCTGAAACTATTCGTGGTTTGTCTATTGATTATGCATTTTTAGATGAAGCACAAGATATTAGTGATGATGCTTTTAACAAAGCTATTCTACCTACCCTAACCGCAAAAGGAAAGAAGTGTTTGATTGCAGGAACTCCTAAATCAAAGAACTGGTTCTACCAATACTTTCAACGAGGTGAAGAAGATAATTACAATTCTTATACTGCTCCTTCTTCTATATCTCCTTTTGTATCAGCAGAGTTTTTAGAAGAACAGAAACAATCTCTACCTCCTTCAATTTACGAACAAGAGTTTGAAGCTAAATGGCAAGAAGGAGATGGTGAAGTATTTACCAACATAGATGGAGTTTGTATTTTAGATGAGTGGGGTTCTACTAACCAACGAACCTTTGGTGGCCTTGATATTGGAACAAAACAAGATTACTCTGTATTAACGATTTTAGATAGAAATGGTAGAACACTACACATATGGAGAGAAAGAGGATTAGAATACTCACAAATCGTTGATAAGGTGGTATATCTATGTAATCAATACAAAACTGATTTGATGATAGAAGCAAACTCTATGGGAGATGCGGTATATGAGATGATTAGAAAAAGATATAAGAATGTCCAACCATTTATTACTACAAATACATCAAAAGAAAATATCATTAGAAGATTGATTAGCGATATACAAGATGGTGTATTAGAATTACCTTCACCCAATTTATTCCAACACTTATACAAGGAACTACAAATGTTCCAATACAAATACCTACCTTCAGGTAAAGTTTCTTATCAGGCAATGAGTGGAGCACACGATGATTGTGTGATGTCTCTTGCAATCTGTAATTGGAATAGGGTGCAAAATCCTAATAAGAAAAATCTATACGTTTCAGGATTACGATAAGAAAAAAATATAGTAATTTATTTGGCAGTCTCAAAAACTTTTCGTATATTAGTAGTGTAAGATTGAGAGATACTCAATCACTAATTAAATTTTAAATTATAAAAGAAATGACAAATTTAGAAAACGAAATTAAAAGTATTGTTGAGTATTATTATGAAGATGAACCAAACCAAAGTAGATTATGGGAAATCGTTTGTGATAATTTAGATTTAGATTACGAAGATGAAACTGCTGGTAGTATCTTTGATGATATTTTACTTTACAAAGAGTATTTAGAGAGAATTCAGAATGGAGAAGTTCTTCCAGAAGATGAACAATATACATTTGAAGAATTACAAGAACAGATAGAAGAAAACTCCTAAATAATTTGGATATATCAAAATAATTTCGTATCTTTAAAGAGTAAATTAAGTTAAACATTAAAATATAAATTATGACACAGAAACAGAAACAAGACGCTCACGAAGTAGTTAATTTAATGGTTCAACGAACTATTGACTTAGTAGACAATATGTCTAAAGAAGTAATCAAACCCCTAATTAAACAAGGTGTTTTTAGTAAGAATGGTAATTACGATTATGAAACTGTAATTAAATTGGCATATGAATTTCACGAAGGTATTAAAGATTACTATGGTGATTTTACAGAAGAAATAGTATTAACTGTAATCAACCAAGCAACTCAACCTTATTTCAGAAACGAGTTAAATTATATTATTGAAAATAATATCAAATAAATTTGGATATATAAAATATAAAAGTTATGACACAAAGACAGAAGTTTATTTTAGATGGATTGGTAAATCAATGGAATGATTTATATATGATATGGGTAAAGGATAAAACCAATACTGAACTAAAAAGTAAATTAGATGAAGCAAATAAGTTAGTTGAAGAATACGAATCTTCTATTGGAATTAACGATAATGCTTATTATAATTTAATTATTAAATAACCCACAATCAAATTTCCCAATTTGAGCCTCCACAGAAATGTGGGGGTTTTTTTGTATTATACCAAATTAATATTTATTTGAATTATCAGCCACAAGATTTAATATTAAATTAAACTCATATTCTGTTATAATATTACTTTTCATCATATCATAAAAGAAATCAAAGAATGCATCATCATTATCATCGTTCCATTTTTTTAATGTTTCTAAATCTTTACAGTTTATTTTATCTAATAGTAATTTAATTGTATTCATATGTTTTGTGTTAAGTTAATAGTTAATTCTCCTTTTTTGTAATACTGATATAATGTAATAATTGTTCTATTGTATTTTTTAGCCAATATGTCCAATGATTTCATCAATCTTATATCTAATTCTTCTTGTATTTTTACTGATAATTTATATATTGTTTCAGATTTGTTTTTTATTTTACCGAACTCTTCGTTTCTGTAAATCCAATTCATATTTTCAAGTTGTGTACCCCATTTTAAATTATCTATATGATTATTTTTTGGATTATCATCTAAATGCATTACTACATTACATTTTTTATTTTTACGTTTAATAAAGGCCATTGCAACTAATCTATGTACATACATCCAATTCATTTTATCATCTTCTTTTAGACATACTTGTAAATGTTGACCACCATTTGTTGCACGAGGTGTTAACCAAGCACCTTTATACAGTGATAATATTCTACCATGATTTGAAATCAAGTAATTTGGGAATTCTTTTAATTTTTTAAATTTTTCCATATTATAATATTTTATTAATGTTGTATAACATTATAACACACAATTTTTATTTTGTCTAGCATTTTTTTCATTTTTTTTGTAATGTACCAAAATAAAGAACAAAATATAATAATATATGAGTAAGAATATAACAATAGAAATACCAGAAATGATTTCAGTAGGTCAATACCAAAACTTTGGAACACTTGACCATTTAAGCGAAACAAGAAGAGTTATTCGTATTGTATCGGCTATATCAGGATATACAGAAGAAGAAGTAGAGAAATGGTCTTTAACTTCAGTATTTCAGATATACAAAGATATCAATGAAAGAATACAAGATTTAAAACCTTTCTTTTTACCAATCTTTGAGTGGCAAGGAACAACTTGGGGATTTCAACCAATTCACAAGATGTCAGCAGGTGAATTCATTGATATGGAGAGTAGATTAGAAAAAGGAATAGATTCTTTACACGAGATTCTTGGAATACTTTATAGACCAATTGATAAACATCGTTTTGATGGGTTAGAATGGAAGATAAAGTGGAATACGAAATATGTATTAGGAAAGTCAGAAAATCTCTTTAAATACTACGATTTAGAAGAGTATGATACTGAGAAAAGAGATTGGTATGCAGAAGGATTTAAGAACCTTCCATTACCGATTGCTCTTGGGGCATACAATTTTTTTTTGTTCGTAGGAACGGAACTCTCAAAAGATTTCCAAACCTCTTTCCGCAAATCAGTGCAGAAGATGACGAAGAAGGAGAAGAAAGAACTGTTAACATTGCTGAACACTATGGATGGTTCTACACCCTCCATCACTTGGCTCAAGAAGGAGGTATCCTTAGATTAACAGGCGATACAAAAGTAACTGATGTTAATATCATTACTTTGTTAAATTGGTTGTCTTTGGAAGATGAGGTGAATAAAGAAAGAGAAAGAGAAGAAAGAAAAAGATTACAACAAATGAGTTGGAGAAAATAAATGATAAATTACCAAGAAATAATAAATTTATTTGAATTAGCAGTAGGAGAGAACGCATTCTATAAAGGATTCGGTCATGGTTCTATTGATAATTTAGATGCAGTAGTTAATAGGGGATATCCTTTATTCTTTATGAGACCACTTTCATCACCTGGTCTTTCAGGCCAAGATGGTAGAGTAAGAACTTTAACTTTTGAGATGTATTCATTAGATGTTCCTAAAATATCAGATGAAGATAGGAGAGTTTCTCTTTCAAATACTGAACAAGGTATATATGATGTATATGGATATATACTTGATGGACCAGCTCAATATGATTTTAGTATGACATTCGGTAATATAGTTCCATTGATTGAAGCATTCGGTGATAAAGCGAGTGGTTGGGTTGCAACTATTAACTTAGAATCAACAGCAAGTGGAATATCTTACTGTAATATACCAACATAAAAAATGGAACAGAAAATATCATTCATATCAGGATTTGCATTAACCTCCTTATGGACAATGCCACTTTACGAAATGGGAATGGCACTTGTACTCGGAATCATTGGTGGTTTCGGTGGGTTAGTTGGAAGATGGATTTTTAAGATTTTAGAAAGTAAATGGAAAAAATAAACAAGGTACTAAAAGACACCGCAAGAGTTTTACAAGAAGCTTTGGTAGATGGAATCTTACAAAAAGATTTACTAAAGACTGGTGAACTCGGCCGTTCTGTAAAAGTAACTTACGATGAACAAAATTCATCGTTTGATATTAGAATGGAAGATTATGGTTTTTACCAAGATAGTGGTGTTAGTGGTATTCGTATTAAACAACCAAGTAATCCAGAATCACTCTTTAATCCTGGTCAATTTCGGTCAAGAGTAATAGGAGGTCCTTTACCTTTTCCTGTTCGTAAATCAATTGCAGAAAAAGGATTTAGACCAAGACCATTTATAGTACCAGCAGTAGAAAGAACTATTGCTAATTTAGAAGAACCCTTATCTGAGGCTGGATTAGAAGATATAGATAATATGATACTTGATATATTTAAAACCAACGGAGCAAAAGTATAATGGCAGTTTTTATAAATTATGAACCAACACAATACAATGTAGCTAATGCACCAATTCTCTACAATGTAACGAGTTCTCAGTATGCATTTCCTCAATATCAATATGTGTGTGATATTAGAGATACAGCAGGTCTATTATTGACAAGAATTAAACAATACCCAAACCCAACCTCAACTGCAACTTTTGATATATCAAGAGTAATTGATGATTACCTTGAATGGTCTCCTGATAATTTTATCATAAGTGGTGCATATGGTTTAGATAATACAGATGAGTATAAAGAATTTAAAATATATTTTGGTGATGAATACGGAACATCACTCACATCTAACGTAACCCTTTATGATGGAAATGGAGTACCTGGTGACCCCGCAGTTAGTGGTTCTTCATTTCCAATATATGCTTGGCAAGGTACAATTGAGATAAACAATGGAACAAATTGGAATTGGGGTGATACAATAGGAACAGACGTAAATGCAGAGTTTCTAACATCGTTTCCTCTAACAACCAATACATCCAATAAGGATTCATTTAAAAAGGTTGCACAGAGTGATTATGGGATTTTAGGTATTTATGACCCAAAGAGTGAAATCACATCGGGAATGACTTACACTCTTTACAATTCTTCTAATGGAGTTGTAGATACAGTATCGTTGGATTTAACTCAAAGTGGTTCGGTAATGAATTATATTCCAACAGGTCCTCAAAACCTTTTGAGTATGGGAGTATCACAAGGTGATTTAGATTCTACATCTTGGTATAAGATTACATTTGATACAGGCTCTAATTCAGACACTATTGCTTATTTGATAGAGGATAGTTGTAATTACGAAAGAACAAACTTTATGTTTGTTAATAAATTCGGAACTTGGGATAGTTATGGAATTACTTTACCACAAAGAAAGAATACCAATATCTCAAGAAAAGAAATAGACAGACCTTTTATACCTTGGTCTAACCAAACCCCAACTTATAATATAAAAAGTAGAGGGAAGGATTATTATGGTATATCAACAGAAGATAGATATGTAATCTCTACTCAATTCTTAACTGATGGTGAAGCTAATTATCTAACAGAATTATTAGAATCACCAAATGTGTATATTCAGAAAGATGAATTGAAATTGAGTGAGAACATTACAAAGACAGATGGCCCATATTTCTTACCAATAGTGATTACAAACTCATCATATGTTTGGAAAACAAATCCAAAAGGACAAAAGTTATTCCAATTTGATATTGAGTTCCAATTCTCTAATCAAAGATATAGTATATAATGGCAACAATAGTAAGAGCGATATTTGAGGGACAAACCTACGATTTAGATGTAAGAGAAGATATTCCATTGAGAATAGATATGTCTGCTGTAGAGAATACAGAGATAGGTGAGTTCTATGGTATTGGTTCTCAAACATTTGTCTTACCTGGCACTAAAAGAAACAATAGGTTCTTTAATCACGCTTATCAAATCGGTGTAAGTGATATACCTGGCTTTTACAACACAGTTGATGCTTATATTATCCAAGATGGAGAAACACTCTTACAAGGTCAATTACAACTTTTAGAAATTATAACGAGTGAAAAAGGAAAATACACCGATTATAAAATCCAAGTATCAGACTCGGTAGTTCAATTTAAGGATAAGATTGCAGGAACTCTTTTAGCAGATTTAGATTGGTCTGCTTATGACCATACTTTGACTAAAGAAAATATTGTATCTTCTTGGACAGATGGAGTTGTTAGTGGTTCTATATTTTATCCAATGGCTGATTATGGTAAAGATGAATATACAAGAGATGTATTTGGTATTCCTAATATAATTTTGCAACCCTCTGGTTCAAATAGAAATGGATATATTAATGGTACGTTTACACCAATGAACGTTAAGCAATTTCTACCATCTATTAAAATTAAGGATGTATTAGATGTAATATTTGAACAAAATGGATTTAGATATACAGGTGATTTTGTAAATACTGATGATTTTGATAATCTTTATGTTCTTCCTAAAAGTAGACAAGGGTTAGGACCTGGTGGTGGAATTGAAAATACAACTAATATTGTAATGGGTTCAGACCAAGTGGTTGCTGGTGTAACACCAACAGGTGGTCCTTCAGAAGCCGTAGTTCAATTTAATCAAGAAAATTCAGACCCTGGTAATAATTATAGTACAACTTTATTTGAGTATGTAACTCCTGAAGCTGGTAAATATAAATTTGATGCGGCTATAACTCCAATAAATCCAGCAACGTTAAACGCGGATGTACGAGTTAGTTTAGGAATTTATTATAATAGTGGTGGAACAGATATTTTACAGGCTAGTCAATCTATTGATTGTAGTTTGCTAAATCCTGGCGTATATATTCCTTTACAAGTATCTGATGAAACTGATACTTTAGCTGGTGATATATTTAGAGTTAAAGTTAGATTAGACCACATTGGTGGTAGTGGAGCATCAAATAACCTAACAATACAAAGTTTCTTTGTAAATTATTTTAATACTTCAATAGCTCCTACAAGTTATGAAGGAGTAAATGTTGATTTCTCTGAACAATGGGATAGTTCAACTAAAGCTTTAGATTTTATAAAGGGGTTAATAGAAGAGTTTAATTTAATATTATATCCTGACCCAATACAGAAAAATCTTATTCATATAGAAAAGTTTAACGATTGGGTAAGTAATGGTGAGAAAAAAGATTGGACAGATATTTGGAATACTGCGGAAAATATCTCAATGGTTCATACTGTTGCGGAACAACCAAAAGAAATCTTAATTGCTAATGCTGATGATAATGATAGATTTTCTAAATTATCTTTAGAAACGTTTCCAAATTATCAGTATGGAACACAAAGGGTAATTGCAGATAATACAGTATCACAAGGAGAAAGAAAAATTGGTTCTTTCTTTGCTCCAGTTGTATTGGGTTCAATTATAAAACCATCTGACCCAAATGAACCAGGTACATCTGAAACAGTATTTAATTTAGATGAGGGTAATACATTTATATTACCACATTTATATAAATTTGAAAATAGTAAACAAGAAGCATTTAAATTTAAACCAAGAATTGGATATAAAAATACAATTCCAATAAATGAAAGTCAAAACTTTTATGTTGGTAATGTTGGTGATTTAATAACTGTTAGTGGTTCTTATGCAACCATCTCAAACTTTAGTGATTTACCAGCAACTGCATCTCTAACAAATGATTTACATTTTAACAATGAATACGCTAAATTAATTCCAAGTTCGTATAATCCTACACTTGGAACTGATAATTTTGCAAACTATTGGGAATTATATATCAATTCTCTTTATTGGGAAGGTGCACAAAAAGTAACTCTTGATGTTAAGTTTAATTCAGATGATTATAAGAATATAAAACTTAATGACCAAATCTTTATTAAGAACCAAAGATATAGAATTAACAAGATAAAAGGATTTAACGTAACACAAGATGATGTTGCGACAGTAGAGTTATTAAGATTATATCCATCTTATTATGCATTAGATTGTGATTTTGATTATACAATTGAAACTACAA